TGCTAGTAGTATAGAAACTATTACCAAGCATTCTATACTACTAGCATATATATTTAATATGGTGGAGATGAGGGTACTACGCCTTATTAATATAGTATATATCTATATATATAGGTAGTGTACTACTCATGGTGAAACGCGTGGTGAAATACTATTTTTTAATATAATCTCCTAATATCTTTTACATGCGGCATTAAATGTGTCAATATATTGCTGACGTAAATATTCACTGATACTTAAAACATCTTCGCAGAAAGCTTTATCCTGTTTGTCAAAATCACTTACAGAATTAGGTGTTTTATCAAAAAAAGGATTGCCTGGCTCATAAACCAATAAAACTTTATTTATGTAAGCAGGTTGCCCGTCAAGGAATTCACAACTGTCTAAATATATAGAATCAAATTCATAATGGTCAACGTTTGTTACTAATTGAGAAAATGTGAGCGGGTGCAAACTGTTTTGCTGATTGAGATATTTGATAAGTACATCTACGCTGGTAAAAAACTCTTTAGGTATCGTTCTATCTAAAGCCGCCACCGAATCAATAATTAAGATCTGTTCGAGTGATTCTGGGTCTTCGTATGCACTTACTGCCCTTAAAAAGCCTTGATATGTTTGATTATTTACGTGTTGTAGTTCGTCATTTACACTATAATAAACTTCTAATAATCCAATAGTATCACGTCGATCTTTAATACCGGCTATATAGATTCTATCTCCATATGGTGAAAGACTTTTACCACTAAAATTATTTACCCATTCTGCAACTTTTCGATTGTTTACACTAAGACAACCCATAATTAACCTCCTACAAAATACTATTATATTCTAATAAAATTTAAGCAATCATTGCGCCGTGCATAATCGGTGAGTTCATATACATATGATCTCCGTAGTTCCTCGCTAATAGTTATAATGTCTTCAAGCAGTTCATCATTAGCCGATTGCTGAAGTATAGGATTATTAGGGTTAAAAATGAAAGTAGCTTTGACTATGAAAACCGGCTGATTTTCAAAATACGCATTATCCTCGAAGTACTCGTAGTCATAAATAATACCGTCTCTACTCATGCCTAACTTCATAGTATCGAACCTATAATTATCTTCCAAAGTAATCTGTTTTACAAAAGCTTCACCTAGACCAATATAGAAGTTTTTAGATAACTCTCCGTTTAAAGGAATAACTACACTAAATGTTAAATATTGCTTTTGCGATTTTGGGTCTGATGATTCACTAATTGTTTTTAAACAGCCTCTATATATTTTTTCGGGAGAATATCCATATTCTTCTTCCGATAAATATAACTGTTCACCAAAGCTAAACCAAACCGATAATTGTCTGTTATGACGCATAGGGTCATAATTATGTATACCTGAACTATGGATTATATTAATATAATCTCGCTCATTAGGCATGACATACCTATAATAAAAAGCATGGACCAAATCTCTAGTCGTTAGTTTGTCTGCATTAGTACCCATACTACCCCCCTATAAATACAATTTCATATTATATTCATGATAGCATAATGAAGACAAAAAGAAAAGCCCCGGCTATTGAGCCAGGGCCTATAATTATAGTTCTCTAATTTTCTTTTGAATACTATTAACGATACTATTAACACTATTGTTTAATACAGTGATATAGATACGGTTACGGATCTTAACCCAATAAGAAGTAGTTGTTTTAATTTCGTCTTCCAAAGGCTTGATAACGCTAGCTATTTCTGCTTCGACTAAAGACTGAATATCGTCAAATTTAAGACCTTTTAAAGTATTAAGAGCATTTTCTTTAGCAAGTTCGACCGCATCGTTAACAATCTTTTTACTTAAATCATTCATTATTTAAATCTCCTTCATAAACATAGCTAATGCTTCTTGTTTTTCAGAATCCATACGATCGTAAACACCTTGTCTTACATCGTAGCTTAATCGTGGACTAATCCATTCATCGCTTTTATTAGACTCATAGATACCGACGATTAAGTCATAATCGAAACGTAAAGCATCTACCCAGGATAAGTTCCATTCAGAAGTATAACCAGGTACGTAAGCCAGAGCCTCGTTAAATAAGTCGACGACGTTACCCGGGCCATACTGTACGGCTCTTGACCAGATTACGTTTTGTAACGCCTCGGAATGTTTGTCCGCATGCAATCCATTATTAGCTAAATAACGACATGCCTTATCGTAGTATTCGCTTTTAATGTAATCGTGTTGCATTTTCAAGAAACCTTGAGGGTCTACCGATGCTAGATACTTCCATTGACTAATAAAAGCATCACTATTAACGTCGTACTGGTTTAAGCTGTTCGCATAGTCTCGGTAATACGCACCGTAATCGATGCCCCATTCAATGAAAGCATCGACACTACCGGCTGCGCTGGCCAGTTGGTATGCACCGTAACTAATACCGCCTAAATCACCGGCTCCAGAGCTTACACAGCCAGGATCGCCGTTTGATTCGTATAATGCACTTAAATCGCCTAATGCCATTTATCTTCTCCTTTGCGTATAATAGCCGCTCCACCGATGAAGCCGACTAAACCGGAAGCTATATTCGTCGATAACTCTGTTCGGTCGTATAGTATCGACATAATAAGAGCGATAACTAAGCCGCCGACAGCTAATATCTGTACGATAGCTTGTAATTTGTTATTATCGATCATACATAACCTCGTTATAAAAGGAGCCCATAAAGAGCTCCTTTATTTAAACTATTATTTAATTCTGTCTCGAAGGGCTTCGAGTTTATCGGATAAACTATCGATACGTGTATGACTCAATTTAGCAGATTCCTCTACTATCGAGATACGACGATCGAGTGCTCGACGATCTTCCCTCGAAGCTTCGATCTGTTTTTGTATTTCTTGATATTGTGCATCGATATTATCGAGAATCGAAGTCGCTTTTCTTTCGAAAGCCTTGCGTTCAGCACGATCTTCTTCAAGTTCATGGAGACCTTTAAGAAGTACGAATATTAAACCGATCGCACTAATTATAGCCGTTATAATTTCTGCGTTTGTCATAAAGTCTCCTTATTATTTGTTGTAATCTTCAAAATCATCTTTATTTAAACCTTGAATTTCAGTCCAGATATTGCCTAACGGTTTAGTCGTTAAATATTTTTGTGTTTCGGCATCTGAAGTTAAGTATAATTGAGTTTTTTTCTCGGTAGTACTTAACCAATCATTCGTGATATAAGCATTGCCTTTTTTTACGTAGAAACATGTGGCGTTATCTTGTGCATATCGTACAAATACCATCATTTTGTTACTATCTGGTAGCATACCATTAGGAGCTATGCAAGAACAACAAGAACCATAGTATCCAAAATAGTCTATTTTTGGGTTATTTTTTATTTCGTCTGGTACTTTTTCTAACTCGATAGGAAACATAGTATTAGAATCATCGTTAAGTCGAATAAAGCCAGCTATTTTTTTATTCAATCCAATGTCTTCTACTAAAGATGTAGCAATATAGTCGCCTGTAAAAGAAGCTGTTTGATACCTTAAAATATAATTTCCACCCGAGGTTTTCTTAAACAGATTTGTAGTTTCGTTTCTATAAGGCAATCTACCATTAGTTATTTTAGATGCGTTAATTTCTAATAATGCATCACTACCAGTTAAGAAGTTACTTACTCTAGGTTCTGGAGTACCGTTAGCCGCTAATACTTGTCTTCTAAAGATTTTAATATTGGAAGCTTGTTGTAACTGTTGTTGTGCTTGACTAGAGAAAGTTAAATAAAGTTCGAACGGTTTATTGTCGACTTTACTAACGTCTATATCCGAACCATCCGCCCTAGTGATTTTGTAGATATATACTTCGATGTTTTTATGCTTCTGGCCATTACTATCGATAACATAGTTTATACTAACGAATACAATTAATGAAAAAGAATTTTTTATATATAAATGAACATAGTTACCTGGAGACAAGTCGCCGTACAATTGTTCCTTATTATTATAAAATGGAACATAACTATCACTATTTGTATAAGATACTGGAATTAATGAAATAGCACCGACCGTCTTATCAGAATAAGAAATAAAGCCTGTATTAGGTATTTTTCTAAGATTCATCGCTTGAATCATAATAGATGAATCTATTAATAACAACGGATTTTGTCCATATTGCCCTAGTATCGACATTCTTGTTTCATTAGACGACGCTAAAAAGTCCTTTAAAGTCTTGGCTACTCCTGTATTATTAATACCGTCAGATTTTAGATAAAGAGTATTAAAGTCGGCTAAAGGCTGATTTCTGTAGCCCTTTAGCCAGTTATAAGCATTAACGTCGTTAAATACAATATCTTTACCGTTTTGAAGGCTTAGTTTAAGATTATCGTTATGGCCGTCAAATACGACATTAGAACTATCTCTTGTCGTAAAGCTGCGATAGGCTGCTTCTCGAGGGAAGTAAGTTCCGTTAGTAATGCCAAAGTCGTCATTATAATAATTACTAAAGCTATTGCTAATACTATTACTTCTAGTAACGCCACCACCGATCTCGACCATCTGATATTTGCTAGCATTAATAGCTTCTTTATCGCTGGTCCTAACAAATAAAGCTTCGTTACCGTTATCGTATCTAAATTTATTAACGATATACCAGTCTGGTTCACCAGTAGATATCTTATTAATTTCGTCGGCGAATTTGCTTAATTTACCTTCCGAGGTAACACCTTTAGCTGTGATAGCTTCTTTAATAGCTTGTTTTTTAGTTTGAATACTATTTACTTCATTAATTAAATCTTGTATTGCCATAGTATTCTCCTTAGTTATTAACGTTTCTTAATGCTGTTAAGAGTGAATTCATATCGTTATTATATTGAGTAGTCGTAACGTAGCTATTAAGGTTAGCCTTAGTAGCATATGTGCTAGAGGCATTATCTGTCGTTAAATAACTATTTAATGCTGACTTAGGAGCATATAACTGATCAGCCTTAAATTGATTAAGGACTTCACGACCATTAAGATATGCTACGGAAGGATATATAGTAAGAATAGGTTGGTTAGCTTTATTCTTAATAACGAGGTTGGTCGGGTTAGACTCTAAGATATGGTTAGCTAAGGTGAGCCCGGCTGTTTGGCTAATGTTAATCGTACCGGTTACGTTATTAGTACCAGCCTTAGATACATAAGTATCGTTAGCTTGAGCAAGAGTTAAACCGTTACCGACGTCTGTTTTCTTAGCGTAAGTAGTATCGGCATCGGTTTTAGTTAAATAACTTTTTAAACCGTAAGTAACGAATTGCTTACTTGCATAACTAGTTAACTCATCCTTAGTCGCATATGAATTAAGTGCTGTTCTTAATGCATAATCGCCAATCGGAGCATATAACGTATTAGCCTTATCTTGTGTCAATAAAGACTTATCGTTATGAGTAATCGTATTAGCATCGAAAGCAAATACATTATTATTATCGTTATTCTTAAATAAAATGCGATTATTTTCAGAGACAATACTGTATCCGTTTAATTTAATCGGCGTATTATTAGTAAAAGTATACTGGCCTGTTAACGTCGTATTCTCTGTTTTTTTAACGAAAGGAGTTAAATCGATATTTTCAGCGGTACCAGGAGGTCCTTGAATACCTTGAGGACCACGAGGACCTGGATCCCCTTTATCGCCTTTAGGACCTTTAAGATTGCCTAATCTAATTCTTGCCATTTATTTAAATCTCCTTCCAGAAACCTACGATATCCAAAATGTAACGTTTATTGTTACCGGCAACACCCCAGCCTTTAACAACACGGCTATTAGGTTCAACATAGACACTATTATTATTAGCATCGACAGATGTTTCTAATAGACGAGTCGGTACAGGAGCATCGTTAGGAAGCGTACATAACACGCCACCGTTGCCCGATCCATTTCCGGTTACTTTCATATCGAGATGAAGCTTACCGAATCCACTTAATGCACTATATTCGAGATAACCACGAATAGGACCAGCAGCACCAGGTTGAGCTATTCCCCATACGACATCGTATGTCTTAGTAGCAGATGTAGTGGTCGGAGTAGCTGGAGAAGCTACGTAGTTAATGTCGACAAATAAATCGCCATTTTCTTCGAGAGTGAAAGCAAAGTTAGGAGATAGACCTTGATCGCCACGTTCACCTTGCTCGCCCTTCTGACCCTGAATACCTTGAGCACCTTGAATACCTTGTGGGCCTCTTAACGCTTCTAACTGCGTTTGAGTGAAATCACCGTAAGTAAATGCTCGACCAATAGGGCCTTGAGGACCGGTCGGACCGGCTTCGCCACGTTCACCACGAGGACCTTGAGGACCGGTTAAACCAGTATCGCCCTTAGGCCCCTTTAAGCCTTGTAGTTGAGCTTGAGTAAAATCGGTATATTTGAAAGCATCGCCTTTGTCGCCTTTAGGCCCGGTAGGACCTTGGATACCTCGAGCACCACTTAGATCGATAAAGAATTTAAGGCCGGTAGCTTCTTTTATATAAACTTTAGCGTTATCTTCGTCGTTAACTGTGCTACTAATCATAACTAATTTATTTAACGGAATATTATTTAAATCGTTATTCATAGCAGCTACAGAAGGATACGTTTTAAAGATATCGAAACCTTCGCCGCGATCACCCTTCTCACCACGATCGCCTTTAGGCCCCGTTAAGCCTTTAAGTTGTTCTGGTGTAAAGTCAGCATATGTGAAAGCACGACCAATAGGACCAGTTTCGCCCTTATCGCCCTTTTGGCCTTCTGGACCAGTTAAACCCGGAATACCTTGTGGACCGATCGGACCACGTTCACCTTGAGGACCACGTTGACCTTCTGGGCCTTGTAAACCCATTGGTCCTTGCGGACCGGCTTCACCTTTTTCGCCACGAGGGCCTTTAATAGATTCGAGTTGCTCTGTCGTAAAGTCACTAAATTTAAAAGCATCGCCTTTTGGACCTTGTTCACCACGAGGACCGGCCGGACCTTGCGGCCCGACTTCACCACGAATACCTTGTTCACCTTGTAAACCTTGAGGACCACGGATATTTAATACTTCGATAAGTACGCCATTATCCTTCATAAAGATATGACCATCTGTAATAGCTACAAACTCATCTTCGAGGATATTATCGGCATCGGCATTCATTTTATCGATATTAGAGTATGTATGACTAATCGTAAATGATCTACCGTCTTTACCTTGAATACCACGAGGACCTTGAGGGCCTTGAATACCTTGTGTACCTTGTACACCTTGTTCGCCTTTAGGACCTTGAGGACCAGCCGGACCTTGCGGCCCGACTTCGCCCTTCGGGCCTTGTTCGCCACGAGGACCAGTTAAACCTTGTGGACCAGTATAACCGGTCTCACCACGAGGTCCTTTAATAGTATTTAATTCTTCTGGTGTTAAATCAGATAATTTAAAAGTATCTCCTTTATCGCCTTTAGCACCTTTAAGCGATGCTAACCATTCATCGACGGTACCAGTGAAGCCTTCTTGTTTAGCTATTTCGTATGCCGATAAACCACGGATTTCCTTAAGGGCTTCTTTAGATAATACAATGTTCTTATCGTGTCCACGATTTAATTTGATCATTGACTGCACCCAGCTTTCATAGTGATATCACCGTAACAAACGACCTCATCCTTCTCATTATGATCGAGACGAATATCGTAGTAGAATGTTTCCTCCATGATATTATCGTAGGAGAAGATAACGCCAGTTGTATCTTCACTGTTAAATAATAAGTCGACACAATTAGTATCGTTATTAAATACTGGAGTTAATGTAAGTACGACGCCGCCTTGAGGGTTATTACGACGTACCTTACAAGTCAACGTTCCTTCTTGATAGCGGATAATTTCCTTAGTGCTATCATCTTCGACTTGGATATTAAAGACATGATCGTGTCCTTGATACACGTCGAGATGTAGATAAGGGATGCCGCCGAATCTAATATTATTCATTATTTAACTCCTATAAGTGTTCTAAATCAGCTATACGTTTCTTAAGAGCTTCAATATCTTTATCGTATTGTGATTTAGAAACGTAATTAGCTAAATCTGCATTCTTAGCAAAATTCTGAGCTTGAATATTATTAATGTATCGAGTACTAGCATCGCCAGGTGTTAACGCATACTGAGCAATCTCTGATTTCTTTATAAAACTACCTAAATCGCCTTTATAAGCAAATGTTTGGGCAGCCCAACCCTTTTGTGCATAATGATTATTAGCATCATTTCTAGATAAATAATTATTTAACTCAGTTTTAAGTGCGTATTTAGGATCACCTATCATAGTTAAATAATTTCTTAAGTCGACCTTTTTTAAATAAAGATTATCAGAGTCTTTTTTAGTAGCATAATCACTAAGGTCGACACTACCGCCGCCACTGCCACCAGAACCGGGATCACCTTTAGGGCCTTTAAGTGCCGCTAATTGCTCTGGAGTAAACATATCGTAAGTAAACGGTTTTCCGTCTTTACCCGGTTCACCCTTAGCACCGACAGGACCTTGCGGACCCGCCGGACCTTGTTCGCCTCTAGGGCCTGGATCTCCTTTAGGACCAGCTTCACCACGCGGCCCTTGTAAGCCATTTACACCAGCTGGACCTTGCGGACCCTGTAAACCACGTTCTCCTTGAGGACCAGCCGGACCTTGCGGCCCGACTTCACCTTTCGGGCCTCTTTCGCCCGGAATACCTTGTGGGCCTTGTTTACCATCAGCACCACGTTCACCAGTATCACCTTTAGGACCTTGTTCTCCACGAGGGCCCATAGGACCAGGAGGGCCTTGCGGACCTGGTACAGATTTACCAGCAGTAGTTACTTTAAGAGAATCGAGTTGTTCTTTAGTAAAATCGTTAAATGTAAAAGGATCGCCTTTGTCGCCCTTCGGACCGGGATCTCCTTTAGGACCAGCTTCACCACGTTCCCCTTGCGGTCCTGGAATACCTTGAGGGCCCATAGGGCCAGCTATATATCCAGCACCGATAACGTTAGAGGACGGGATCGTAACATCCAATACCTTCGGTGTACTAGGCTCGATCGTAATAATTTCTACTTTATCCATATGAATCACCTAATGCATACTAACATCGGGAACGAATGTGATAGAACCCATCATGATCTTATAGGTATACGTCTTACCTAAAAGGAAGATATCGTAGCGGCCTTGCTTGACTCCTCTAGGTATCTTAAGACTAAGGGCAGAATTAACGGTTAAATAAATGCGATTATCTTGTACGGTGCATTCGGCCTCGATTAATAGATTATCGCTCGTATCACGGAATTTACATATAGCTGTCGCATCGGTAAGATCCATACCCTTAATTTCGTATACTCGAGACCAGTCGGAGCCAATATATAATGTCTCATCTTTACGCTTAATTTGTTCCATTATCTAACCTCGTTTAACAGCTATACAGATGTAGTTAGCAGTACCCGGTAAAAATACTTCTGCACCGTTATTCTTAGTAGAATCATTGTAAGTTTTACTAATACCGTCTTGACCTTTCAAACGAGTACCGACATGGACTTTACGTCCTTCACGCCAGCATTCAAGATTAATCATGTTAGAGGAATTACTTTCCCGGAAGTCGATATACCACTTATCTACGTTAGAGTTGTCCATACTTAATAGCCATGTACATTCATTTTCGTTAAAGCCATCCGGGATTGGAAGCATTTGACCGTCTCTGATATTGCCGTAAGTAACGCTAATATCGGGAAGAGTCATAAAAGGCTTGAATACAGCTTGCCCGTCTTTGCCATACCAACCAGGTCTGTATCTACAACAGAGATTCGCTTCACGAGTTGCAGTATAGCTACCTAAATCTAGGTTAGTGCCTAGTCCGTCACTATCGAGACCACCGTCAGAAATAGTATGGTAGCCTGCCCCGTTTTTTCTATTGATTCTAATGTAAGTATTTTTATCGATAGCAAGAGGACCAGTCATAGTGTCGCCAGACTTCTTAACGTAGCTATCATCTAACTTCATGTTAATATCGTCGGCTAGTTTAGCAGCTGTAACAGATTTATCGGCTAACTTTTCAGTCGTAACGTTCTTATCGCGTAGTTTAGGAGTCGTTACACTACCGTCTGGATGGTCGATAGGGTTAGCATTTTTATGTGCTTTAATAGCATCGCTAGTATCGCCGATAGCTTTATCGATTTTATCCCAGTTATTATTTCTGAGGTTTACATCGTATTTTTCTTGTTCGGCCGGTTTAAGTAAATTAATATTCTTTGTATAAGTAGCCATTATTTAGGTAAAACCTCCTGGTTGAGTACAAAATGAGTAAATTGAGCGAGTTCTTTATGTGTATACCGTGCTAAGTCAATATGACGGTTATACAATAAATCGACATCGTATATTAGATTCATCGGGATTAAATCTCGTAATAGCTTATTAACAGCATCACGTTGTTTTTTAACACCCAACGATACTTTAAAGTGAACGTTATAATTCTTATAGTCTTCGACGATACGATAGTTACCTTCACCACAAATACTATTAAGAAGTTCTCGTAGCTTAATTTCGGTATAAGGCCGTTGACCGGCAAGAGCTAATAAGATATTAAATCTTCGGTCGTCGATCGTATCGTCGCTAGCCGGGATAATATCCAATATGGTTTCCCATTGCTCTAAGCCATGAGATTCGGCCGTCATAATGAATTGCTCTCTAAAGATCTCGACCATCGTATTCCATAAAGCTTGCATTTCGATGCTTTCGACTCTATATATTTCTTGCATCTCGCTAACACTACCCGATACCGGTACTGCGAATTCGGATAAGTCGATGATGCGAGTATAATTATCAAATATAGTCATAATGATTAACCTTTAACCAACGTAACGGTACCCAATTTCGGGATTTGATTAGGACGTAAGTCGAGGCGCTTAACCTTCTGACCGTTAATTTTAATATCGCCTACATCGATTACTTTATCTAAATCGACAGCTAAGGAAGTAACGATAGAAGTTCTAACTGTTAAGAATTGAGTCTCGTCTTGTGTCGTCCATTCTTTACGACGTACCTTCAAACGTTCTTCGATTTTCTTAGTAAGTTCTGTTTGAATTTCACTAGGTTCATGACCGGCAGCCATTACGACCGGGATCTCGTAGTTAATAACGACTTCTTCGGCTGCTTCGACTGTTACCGTATGACCGATCGGAGCTAAGCCGTAGCCTTTACCTTGATTAGGAGTCGGATCGAAGACATTCTGTACTTCTTTAACGAGCTCCGTGGAAGGCTTATTAAATTCATTATTAATAATAACGACCTTAACAGTACCGCCACCGTTCCAGCATCGATAGATTTTAGAACCGCCAGTACCATTAACCGAGAGTACTTTTTCTTTATAGTCAGCACCGTTACCACCGTAGGCTTTAGATTTTAAAGCACGGATATATCTTTCTCGGAAAGCTTCCGTATCTTCTTCGTCTTGACCAGGTACTAATACTTCTGTAATCTGTGCATTCTGTAACCCCGGGATCGTATTAATCGGAGTGATACGTCCTATACAGTAATTACCTTTAGCGCCAGGAGTCTCACATACTAATTTAAATTCATTGTTAGATAAATTAATGACATCTATGACCCGGAAGTTAAGATCTTCGAAGTTAAACCGAGTACCGATATCGACGGCTCGGTCAAAGACACCTTTAACTTCGGCTGCCGTAGCTTCACGAGGGATAATATTAAATTCGAGTGCTCTTAGTTCTAAGAAAGCTCTGTCGGCTGTTTTAGCATACGTTTGTCGCATGATAACTTGAGCCATAATATAGGCTTCGGCTAACTCAAAAGAAAAAGGAGCCAATGAGTCGTATATCATGGATCCTTGTCGTTTATCGTATTTAGTTTCAGTTCGGAATAAGGCATCAGCTAATATATTCTCGTAAGTTTTATTTTCGTACATAGTCTGTTACCTCTTTATATATATCATTAATCGTGCCGTAAATAGTGTCGCACGAGAATACACATAATACGTCGCCACCATTATTAGAGAAATTAAAGTCGTATACCTTTTCGATTCTGTCATCGGCTAATAATGCTTCGGTGATACGTCGTTGAATTTCGGCATATACATAAGGAATGGCTTCGCCGATTAAATCGTTAAGTTCGATACCATAATTCCAGTCGTATATTAAATATTTGTAGCGTTCTGTATTAATTATTTTAAAGATAGCTTGTTTCATAGCTTCATAGTCATCACACATACCGATTAATTTATAATCGTCTTCGTATCTGACTCTGAAGGTGTTAGAAGTCTGTTTTTTCGTAACCAAACTGCTATCGAGTTGGTTATAACTAGACATAGGAGTTAGTGCCATTATTTAGTCGTACACCCCGTATTCGGATTATATACACGGTCGATCGCAATATAGCGCTGACCACCAGTTTCTTGAAATAGCCATACCTTATCACCGACTTTTAATTGGTTATGTACTAAGTACTTCTTACGACCTTTATATTCATGGTTATGACTAGCAAATTCAGCATAACCGCCACCACCACTTCTATTCTCGGTGATATGGTCGACACTCATTTCCATCGTCCACTCACACGTATTTTTAGTTAACATGATATGGTCTTCCGGAATAATTAACGTAGAATCGAGTGCTATTTGAAGTGGAGCTTCGGAAACGACGACACCGATTAACATCGTAGCCGGCTTCGTATTTTCGACAGCTGTAACGGCCGCCGATTTAATAACGTTTAGTATCTTATTGAAATCATTTTCCATTATTTAACACCTGTTCTAATAATATGAGTAGGAGCTGTACCGTTATGGTAAGCATAGTTAACATCGGAGTAATGAATAACTGAACCAGCTTTAGTACTATTACCGACACAGCCACCAGCACCGTCGGCAATAACGACATGTTCATCGCCGTCATAGATAAGAATATCACCAGGGTTAGCTGTACCAGTATACGATTCGATCGCATAACCTCGACCATTCATAAATGTCTTAAGTCCAGGTACATCTTTAATACCTTGGTTATAAGCTTCGGCTAAATCACTATTATAGTAAGAACCACCGGCTGTCGCTCTATCGACACAGCCTACGTCACCATAAGCAGAAGTCGTACCGACAATAGAATCAAAGCCAGCTTGTACACCAGCATTTGTAGCGTTACCAGTCGTACCAGTACCTTTAGCAGTGCCACCAGATTTTTTATTCATAGCTTGGATACGTTTACGAATCTCTTCGTCTCCTCTATCTTCGACCGTGATCTCGGGTTGTTGCTTATCGAAGTAGATAATATCCATATCCATTAAGTGTTTATTATTATTAAATTTATGAGTAACGGCTTGTACACATACCAACTCATTAATGATCTGATCACCGATATTAAAGTTTAACCAGATACCGGAACCAGGTCGTATTTCGGTATGACCTAAACAGTCTTTTAAGCGTAAACTATGAGTTTTTCTTGCTAACGTATCGAGTAAATTCTTAGCATATTCGATAGCGTTAGTATTCTTATCGTCGGGCTTAAATACCTTCTGAAGTACGCCCCATTTCTGAGTTTCGTTCTTAGCATAGGCTGCACCAGTACGCCAGAATTTCTTAGGTTCTTGACCGTTCTCGGTAGCTTTAGCTTCACGGACTACTAATACTTGTGTAAAGGTATCTTCGATTGAAGATGTATATTCGTAGTCGCCTACTTGAGATGCATCGATAAGAACATCGGTTATCATATCGTTAAGTTCTTTAACGACCAAAAGGCCTTTATCGTCATACGCTAAGAATACAGGCTTACGTTCCTTCATCTCGGATTCTTTAGCCTTATACTTATCGGATTTAGATAATTCGGCTATGGCTGCCTCTTCGGTATATCCATGATCGGTTAAATATTTAATATCGTTTTTCTCGTAATAAGTACCGTTCGGGGCCAACTTATCTGAATCTGTAGCTCTTTTAGGGGGGGCCATTTTAGCGTTTTGAGTAGCATCCCATGTTTTAACTTTATATTTAGGAGATTTAGCTAATTCCGCTAGCGCATCTTCCTGTTTGTAACCGTGATCCGTAAGGTATTTAATGTCGTTTTGTTCGTAGTAGGTACCGTTAGGAGCCGTAAAGTTACTATCGGTCGACTTCTTTAACGGCTTCATAACTGGTATCTTAGGCGAGTAAATATTAGTCTGTTTTAACATATCGAGGAAGATATCTTGATACGTTTTACCGTCATAGATATATTTAATCTTATATACGGTCGGGCTAATATCGCCTAATTTAATAGCTAAGTCTGCGGCTAAGGCTTTAATTAATTCGGAAGCCGTTTTAGTACCGTCGAATACGTAATAACCTTCCGATTTTAAATACCGACATTGGTCGTATGCCGTTACTTCGATAAAGTTATCTTTAGAGCGTTTCTTCTCGAAGATATAACCGACGAATACTAATTCGCCGTTAACTTTAAGATTAACGAGGTCGCCTTCTTCGATATTAAGGATTTTATCTTTAAAAACTTTAAAAGATAGTTTAGCCGGAGCAAGGTCAGGGCTACGGTCTAGCGTAACCCCGTCTTGCGGGTCCAATAAATACATGTCCTTTCGGTCATGCATTACGATTAATTCATATCGTACACGAAGAGGAGCATGCGTTATTTTTTCAGAATTAAATTCTTCCATGCGTCAGTCCCCTTTCCTTCGTTATACATACTAAGAGCTTGAGTAGCACCTAAATAACAAGGTACTCCAATTTTATTTAACGCGGCAATTTTAAATAAATTATTAGTGTTGCCAAATTCTTGTTTTACCACTCTTTGCAGAGTTGCCTTATTAAACCCATTAGGAGATTTAACTTCCTTAGCCGGTACTTTATCGGTCGGACGTTCTGTCTTAACGGCTGCACTAGCACTACCGTCCTTATTCTCTTCGATGACTAACTTTTTAGTACCGTAATCTCTCCATTGTTTTAACGTGATACTTAAATACATATCGAAGCCATAATCATGGTCTTCTTTATTCGTAAGAGTCTCGATCGTAACTCGTTCCGTGATCATACTAAGCATTTCGCCATTCGGTTTCATACGAACTACGGTAAATTTAACCGGATTACCGGCTAATTTCATACCGTGTATTTTATTAGCGTAGTATTCAGCTTTCTTACCCTTCTCCAATAGAGACTGATTAAACGGATATTTACTATTCGGTAACAGAATCTCGAAAGAGTATTCAGTCAAGCCCATAGGTTTCGGTATCGTTACTTCACCAGTCTGTAATAAGTCGATTGTTTCGTTCTTATTACTATAAGAGATCTCGAGAGACTTAGGCGGAATCGGTATTTGGAGGTTGTCTAAGTAGAAATAATACATTATGTTAAAGCCTCCCCGGTATTACGTTGGAATGCGTTAACTAGGCCGTTAGCGAAGTTAGTACTGAAGTCGTTATAATCGACACTAGAATCGATGTTATTATTATTTGTTACGTTTAAGTGGATAGTACGTTGAGACCAGGACTTAATAGCATCGTTCATAATGCCTTTATTTAACGTATTAATTTCGTCGGCTGTTAATTGTAATGCCTTAGCTGTTTTCGCTGTATTCTTAGCAGTCTTCTTCGTATTTTTTGCTGTGTCTTTAGCAGCATCGGATACGGCTGCACGTTTATCGTTATTAGAATCGTCGCTGATATTCGGTTGACTCGGATTAAAGATATTGCTAATTTTACCGACTAAACTATCGCCAGCATTTTGCCAGTCACTTGCAGTACCTAAAATATTCTTAGAATCTAATTTATAGTCGTCAAATGCACCAGCATCGACTTGTACTTGGAATCTAGAAGCTACGACATCACCGACACCATCTAATAAATTTTTAAGGAACGGTACTTGCTTCATAACGCCGAGCATTGCATTAATACCTTGTACGGCAAATTCGACTAAGTTATTCCATAAACGTTTAAATAAATTTTGTATAGCTTTAGCCGGATTATTAAATACGTCGGAAATGAAGTTAGCGAAGATAATAAAGACATTCCAAATATAAGCTATTTGATTATAGATAACGGCCCATAATGCACCGAATACACCAGCGATAACACCGACTACTGTATACGTAGTACCAGCCCATTCGTTATACATATCGATAACGAGATATAATGCACCGATAATACCCATAATGGCTAATGCTACCCAGGTTGCTGGACATGCTAGCATAGCAGCGTTTAAACTCCATTGTGCCACAGTAGCAGCTACGGTAGAAGCAGTAGCCACTAACCAGTTAGCAGCATATACAAGAGCTACGGTAGCTAATGCAAATAAAGCACCGTGTACAAACCATGCATTTTCTTGTAGCCATCCAAATACTTGTTGACCGACTGTTAATACTTGCTTAAATGCATACGATATTTCATTAAATACATTTTTAATAATAGGTGCTAAATATTGAATATTATTTTCTATGCTATCGACAAATTGTCTAAACTCTGGAGAATTGGCTAATTCATTAACAGCATCGAATAACGGAGCAAATGCATATTCTGCTACCGATTTAATATCGGTGGCCCAGTCAGCGAATGTATGTGGCAATTTACGATAGGCTGCTTCAATTTCGTCGGCATTATCGGTCATGGCCTTCTTAATAACTTCGGCTGTAACTTTACCTTCGGACGCTAGTTTCTTTAATTCACCACGAGAAACACCCATAGTTTTTGCTATGATGTTTTCAATCATCGGAGCATTCTCGGCAATAGAACGGAATTCGTCACCTTGTAGCTGACCAGAAGCTAAACCTTGTGTCAACTGAATCATAGCATTCTTTTTATTTTCGCCAGTCGTACCACCGATAGCCATTACTTTATTGATTTTTTCAGCGAAGTCGACAGCTTCTTTAGGGTCTGGGAATGCATCGTGAGCCGATTGAGATAATGTAGCTACTGTTTCTGCCATCGAAGCATATTCAGTACGAGAACGCCTAGCCGATTCATAAATCTCTTTATTTAAAGCTGCTACGCTACCTTGCTCGCCAACGATTAAACCGAGTCGAGCTTGTATAGAAGAGAATTCTTGTGCTGCATCGAATACATGACCGATAGCATCGCCTACTTTAGCAATAGCAGCGGCTGCTATATTAGCTCCTAGAGAACCTAAGAATATAGCTTTAAGGTTAGATAAAGAGCCATGTGCATTATTGGCAGCATTACCAGTATGTGTAACTTGTTGAGCAAAATTCGACATACTAGACGAAGCACTACCAGCCGTTTGAGTTATATCTTTTAAGACAGGAGAAACACCGTTATTTAACTTAATCGTGTTAGATAGTATAGACATATTCTACTCCTGATTTATTGCGTTTTAATTCTTTAGAAATGTAGTCACGCTCTTTTTCTCGCATAGCGAGGGAAGCAAAAATAAAGTTGCGTTCCTGTTCATCCATAGAGTTAAGTTCGAGCGGACGTATATGTAAATCTTGGAGTGCCCTATGGTAGAGATATGCCTCGGGGTTCTCCTCTATTAGTTTTTTAATTCGTCGATATCGTTAGCTTTAGTACCAGCCATAACTTCTTGTAGCGCATTTGTTAATACTTGAGTTTCGCCTGGATATAACATAACACTTAATAATTCGTTAGCGGAGGATACGCCATAAGAATCTTGTAGTTCTGCATCGTTTAAAGACGGATATAATACGACAGCTTCAAGAAGTTCTGCATTAAGATTTTCTTCGTTAACGACGGACTCTTTTTTACCGTTCTTAATCGTAGTTTTAGTATTGCGTTTTGTAATTTCTTCCACACGTTTAGTGCTAATTGGATGTAGTACCCATTCGATCGGGCTGCCGTCTTCATTAGTAAAGCGTTCAGATACGACTACTTTTACGTCTGGTAAAGATTTAGCGTTAGATTTAAAGAATCCATTTAAGGACATATTTTTGATATCTGCCATAGAGGGTTAATCTCCTTATATAGAATAATAAGGAGCCATAAGGCCCCTTATATAAGATTTACGTGAATTTAGGCTTGCATACCGTCTAATTCTTTAAAGTTTTCTGGAATTTCAAGACCTTCGAATGTAAAGTCTACGTCTTGTTCCAAATATTTGCCGTCAGCATCGGCTAATGTAAGGTCGAAGTTATCGATGTTAACACCTTTAATAACGACTGTACGAGAGCCAGCTGCACTATCAGAATCTTCATTGGTTACTTGCAAGTCAAAATATACGTCTTTACCGTGATTCATAAAATCGATCATGAGCTCGGTAAAGATCGGTGTATTATCATACACGGTCATAGAACCAGTGCCTTTAGCACCAGTAGATTTATTGCCTTTAGTGATACGACCTAAAATAGCCACTTCTTCTTTAGTTTTATCGACTTTAATAGTGACTTTTTTAGCGTTGAGTAACAAACGACGTTTACCGTTAATAGTCATATAAGCACGAGCTTCGACTGCACGAATAACGTCTTTTGCTAACATAGTTTGAGCTTTATCTGCCATTATTTAACTCCTTATTTAACGTAGCAAGTAGCATACAATTTATCCATAGCAACGGTAGGGTTAATTTCGTAATTAACGACTACAGAACCTTTTTCGTCGCCCTCTGTCGGGATTTGAACGTCTTTAGATTCAAATTCTTTAATTGCACGTACTTTAGCATAGTCTTCGAATAATTTAACGATATCGTTCCACAATGCAATACGACCATCTTTATCGTTAGGTGTCTTACCTAAGTAGTAGTTGTTAAATAATCGAGCTACATCGTATGCGGAGTTATCGAGAACACGAATAACTTGGTTAAGAGCGAAGTCTTTAGTACGTTCTTTAGAGAATTCAGTGAAAGTATTAACATCAGATAACAAACGAGTGTTACCTTTAACGTTACCGGATGCAGAATCTGCTACGTTATGGAATACGATTTGACCGCCTTTAATGAATTGTTCTAATTCATATTGTTTATATTGAACGTTGAAGTCGTATTCGCCGTCGTATACTTTATTAGTTAAAGATTTATTAATAGGACAAGATGCTTCTGCACCAGTTAACCAATAGACACCAGCACCAGGTTCAGCACCACTATCTGTTACTTTGTTAGCTAGGGAGATAACGCCTTCATAATTAGCACGAGTGTTATTATAAAGTGCTACCTGGAATTTTTGACCAGTAGTTTCACGAGTACGTTTAGCAAATGCAATAAACAAGTTTTGAATTGTAGTATCGGAGCCAGTATAACCTAATACGTTGAAGTAGAACGGCTCAATCAATTCAATATATTTTTGGTAGTCAGATGCTTGTACAGCTGTACCGTTAGTACCGCCAGTAAGGTAAGTAGCTGCTTGTGCTGTGAATGCGGACATTTCGTTAAATGTTACATATGCATTGTTAACGAGTTCTTTCGGTGTAGAAAGACCAGTTTGTTCGTCGACTTTTTTAACGACATCGTCTGTTTTAAGGTAAGTCGTTACGACGAATTTAGATGCATCGTTAATATCGGCAGAAATAGCGACAGCGATATCGTTGCCACGTACACCTCCGCACGTCGCCGTAGCGACGGTAGATTGTGCTTTAACTGCATCGGAGTTTAAGCGATATAAATATAATGTTTTAGTATTAATAAAAAGATCACGAAGACCTTTCATTTTTTCATGTGCATAATCGTAACCGAAGATTTTAACGGAGTCTTTTTGGAATTCTTCTTGTTCGACACGTACGATTTTGCCTGTTTCGCCCCAGTCTAAAGAAAGTGCCATAGTCGCATAACCGCGATCTACGATTTCGGCAAATGCTTTATTTTTGGACACGAAATTGATATATGCGCCTGGCAAAGTTTTATTTTGGAATAGCCAGTAACCGCCACCTAATGCCATTGAGTAGTTCTCCTTTATTTAAAAAATTAATCGTTAAAGATTTCGTCATTGAAAACTTCAATGACCGGTTTATTTAGTGTATCTTGTAGTAAAGCTTCAACTTCCTCGATGCTGTATTCACGATCTTCGATGACAGCTGCAATTAAGTCGGCGTATTGTTTAAAACGATCAGAAGCAATGATTACTTCTGGAGTGAAAGTAGCAACTGGAGCAGCGTTTTCGTTAACTTCGTTCGTTACTTCTACTACTTCGTCAGTTTTCTTTGTTCTTGGCATTATTCGTTACCTCTTGATGTTGATTTAATGTAAGCATAGGATCTTTATTAATCACTTTTAAGATATGATATTCGTAAGAGACTTTAAAATGTAGGATGCCGTCCGTTATACGGTGACTCATATCGATACCGTTAAGGAGTGACCCGTCGGAGAGGGTTATATATTCGAGATCGAAATATAAGCTCTCCGTTACGGGGTTAATCTGTTCCTTCTGTGATTCAATATAATCGTCGTCCGAAATAAAAAACATAATATCGAAGTCATTACGCCTGTTATAGCGTACATCCATGATATGTGTCTGTTCTGTATTAAGAGTCTCGATTACGAAACAAGGGAATTGTGCATCTGATTTAATCTCGTCGATATATATAGGATATTTAAAAGAGTTAAATAATGATTTAGCTATGCCATCGATGATTTCATTGATATAATTCATTATTTGCTCCACGTTGATAAGTAGTCGTCGAGCGCGTTCTTCATAATCTTATCTGATGCTTTTCTTGTAGCCGCTTCTGCCTTCTCTTGCATATATAGGCCTTTAACAAACGATTTAGTAAGACGTTTACCGAGGACGGGTATAAAACGCCCTGGTCGTTGTCTATGGCCGTCGTTTACATACGACGCATAGGAAGCCGTATTCTGTACTTTAACCGTAGTATCGTTAATACGTTCTGCTTCCCAGGATCGTCTCATGTGTTCCGATACGGAGCGATATATACCGTCTGGCGATATCTGCAACTGACCGACTGGAGTATTTGCTATAGCTTCGGCTAAATAATGTTGTGCTAAATTGTCGGTGATTTCCTCGTTAAGAGACGATATATTATTCTGAAGTTCTTGAGTCTTCTTTAATAAGTCTTCGAACCCCGAGAGGTCGACTGTAACGTTAGCCATTATGTTTACTCTTAAGCGTTAATTGGATCTCTTGGTGAGTATCGTATAACGCTACTTGTGAGGAAGCCGTATAAGCGAAGTGTCGGTTATTACGTATCACTTCGATATCGGTACCTGGCTTAATCTCGAGATCGGGCGAAATGAATAAGACTACGGTCTGAGAAGACGATGGTAGCTTATTAACAATATCGTTAGGTTGAAGCGTTTTAAATGAAACTCGACAAGGGTAACTAATTGCTTCGAGTTCGCCGTTCTTGACTATGCCAGTGAGAGGATCTTGGATGGCTTTTCGTTGTTCAGTAAGAATACATGTATCTTGATAAAGACGCTCGAAATGTTGACGAGCTACCATTTTAATGTTCGATAACATGTTATGTCTGTACCTTCCAATGAAGTCCATTTACTAATAAGAGAAGATAGATATGATAAGGTATTATCGCCGCCGAATTCGATTTCGATGTCACCTTCCTTTAGCCGTTTGATTGGCTGTAAGTCGGCTTCTTTAAGAATTAAATCCTTATGGTGATCGATAAACCTTGCGGCTACTCTTTTATCGAGCAGCCCAGATAGTTCGGAAGGCAAATCTTCTAGATTAAGAATATTAAGAAGATATTGCCGTTCCGCATCATAGATATATTGAAGAACGTTGTCGTATTCTTGTGTCACGTTAAAATGTGTCGCTATACGTATTAGTTCTTTTATTTGATCCATGATATTAACCTATGTTATTTTTTGAAAGTTGCTTTTACGACTTTAGATTCGTTAGTCAAACCTACGGCATAATGTGCAGATACTACGATATCAGTAGACAATGCTTTTGCATGACGTTCAGTTTCGAGGTTAGCTTCTGCTTTAGTATAGATAGTAACAGCTGGAAGAGCTGGAGTACCGTCTTCGACTTCTGGAGTCAAACATACGATGAAGTTATCGATAGTCGCTTTAGAGTCATCGATACGACGAGAAGCAACGACACGACAGCCAGCGATCATACCGATTTCACCGTTAATCATTACGTCGGCATTATATTTATTGCGGTCGATGAAGTTAGGGTCCAAACGAAGAGTCGTTACTTGAGAAGGAGCAACGAACAATACTTTGTCTGTGTTGCCTTCTTCATTCAATTTATCGACAGCTGCTACAACGCCTTCATAAGAAATAACTTTAGTAGAAGTAGCTGTCAAAGTAGTAGTAGCCAAAGCTGCCAATACGTCATTATCGATTTTATCTGCCATAGACAAGGATAATTGATAAGTAGCTTGGCCGACAGGATCGCCTAGACCAGAGTTAACTGCTTTATCTGTCAAAGTGATAGCTTTACCAGCTGTCTTAATTTGTACAGTTTTAGTAGAGGCGGACATAGTAGCAGTCGTTACTTCAGCGCCTTCTGCTACGTCTTCAGCTGCACCGATATAAGCCCATGCCGGGATAGTTACAGTGTCGCCAGGAACGCCTTTAAGTTCTTCGTTAACAGCTGCGAATTGTGTGAATTTTAATGCTTTTGGCAAGCCAGCAGATACCATATCTTGCATAACTTGAGGGTTAATAATATTTGCGAGTTTCGTTTCGTTTGCCATTGTTAGATGGTCTCCTTGTAATTAATTAGTGAGATAATTCTTCGTACAAATCGGGATCGGATTCTTGTAATTTAACGCGATCGAGATAAGATAATTTTTTGAATTGTTCTTTAGTTAAACCGTTATCGGTTTTAGGTGTAGGTTCCCCTGGTGTAACTCCTTTAATAGAATCTTGTTTAAATAAATATGGATCAGATTCTTTTAAAGATTGAATTTGTTCTTGAATACCGGTGATAGTATCGTTATCGTACGTAATCTTAGAGCGATCTAATAAGCCTATTAAGATGGATTGATTCATAGCGCCGGCTTGCAGTACTTCTTTAGCGATGGCTGTGTCGATTTTCATAGTCTTAATACTTTCGACGTAATCGGCTTCTCTTTTTGCTGCGGCGTCTTGAAGTTCTTTAATTTGAGATTGTAATGCTTCGTTCGCTTCGTTAGCCTTAGATAACGTGTTAATATCGTTTGTTAGGTTTTCAATTTCTTTCTTAGCGCTCTTGTATGCATCGTTCTTCTCGTTAAATTGAGCTTTAGATACGTAGTTTTTACCATAATCTTCTATAATCGTTGCGCATTGTTCTTCGGAAAGGTTGAGTGCTAATAATTGTTCTTTAGTCATTGAGGGAAACTCCTTAAATTAATACATTTCGTTTGATTATCGTGAGTCACATCTCACATTGAATTAATTAGTTTATTTTGTTCTTTATCGTCTACAAAATTTAAAAAGACAATATAATAAGAGTGGCGCCGGTTATTTAAGATAATCGGACTTCCACTCTTCGTAAGTCATATCGGGTATGTACTTTGTCTTCTGATCTGGTCGTGATGCTCGTGAGTTAAGCGGTACGTTCGGTATCATCGTCGAACGACAATACGGATGAAACGGAGGCGCCGTTATTCCGGGTTTGAAGTCGGACAACGGTACGATATGTTTATCGAGATGACGACATATCGACGACGTATGCTTGTCGAGCGTCGCTAAGATCTTGTATTCTTTTACGTTTAACTCTTTAAAAGAATCGTGTAACGCTAATTCTTGAACGTATGCCGTTTCTGTTTCGACTAAGCGTCGTACATTCGAGATTTGTGTGTCGAATGTATGTGATATACGTTCTGTCGTACGCTTTGACGGTTCCTGTGCTATAAAGGAACGTGTTATCTCTTGACGTAACTTGTTAATAAGGACGTCTTTTTGTTGCCATATACGATCGGAGAAGTTCTGTTCGTTCCAGGGTTGCTGTAATGTGACTAATATCTGTTTCTTAGGTACTTGTCTGAATGTTTGATAGTTACCTAATAGTGATTGTGTAGTATAAGCTGCTTTATAATAACTTGACTCATATTGTTTAAGTAAGAAATCTGTTAAATGAGTATTAGTGTCGGCGGCCATCTCTTCGGCGAATTGTTGTGTATGTATCCATAACGCTTCGATGCGTGAGAGACGTGATCGTATCGATGCATTCTCGAGGAGCTTGATCTGTTTAGGAGATAAGTTCTTCTGTTGTGCCAGCTTTATATACTGTTTTAGCGTTAATTTAAACGCCTTAAGTTCTCTTGCCGTTAATTGTTTCTTGGCTTCTTGTAGGCTTATGCCGTTAGTACTGGCATATTTCTGATAGAACGACTGTATTTGTGATAGTTGTTTCTCGAGCGCATATTCAGTAATCGACGATAGTTCGTTAAACTGCTCTTGTGCATCGAGGATACTTTGTTCTTTATCGCTTAGAAAACGATCTTCCCAATACATAATTAGTTACCTTCGTATGTATAATCTTGGTTGAGAGTTTCTTGTCGCTCTTTCTTAATTTGTTCGAGCTCCTCATCGACGTTAAGTGTAAACGGATGATTAGCTACGAGAGTTCTTTCGGATAAGATACCGACAGAATTCTTAATAGCTTCGATAGTATCTGTTTGATTAATAGGTAGGTCTCTATTAAATATAAAGTTAATAGAATTAATAATCGGAAGACTGTTAAGGGAGCGATAGGCATTAATAAAGTCCACTAAATGATGTAACGACGCTTGGAATTCCGCTTCGAGATCGTTAGCGTCGAGGTCAATATCGGAATACATCGAGTTAATATTCATCTGGTTAGGATTATTACGCATACGGTCGTCTTTAGCATCGAAGCCTCGGCCATTCGTAATAATTGCACGTTCTAATTCTTTAATAATTGTCGTATAGTTAGTCGCATCGACGTTAACGTTAAGCGCTTCGACGTCGCCTTGTACTTCCGGAGTCGAGGAGATTTTAATGACGCCGTGTTTAGCTAAGTTATGTCGGAATTCTTCGAGATTAGTGCCGTCGTATCCTTTAAGTACTAAGATCGTATTATGTACGTCTTGAGACATCACGTTAGCGAAGTTAGATATCATCTGATTAAGAGCATCTTGTAGTGTCTTAATACGATCGAGTAAGAACGTTTCGTCTGAGTTAGGCTTAAACCAGATTAACGGTACGGACGTCCAATTATATGAGATATCATTTTTATGGATGTACGACGTATTTAATTTAGATGTATCGGGAGCTAGTTGACCGTTAGAATAGATATAGTAGTGTACGCCTTCAGGTAAATAATATTCGACGTGTGTTTCGGTCGTCGTGATATTAGGGTTTTGATAAATTTCGACGTCGTAAAAATGAATAAAGGCATCGAGTTGTTTATGTGCTTCGTCGTGCCAGAAAGGTATAACGTTTTCTGGTTTAAATCGTTTAAAGGATAAGTTACCTTGTTCGTCGATGAATGGATGTAGATAACCGATCGAGCATTGATATACGTCTTTACCTAACTCTTTAAGTAGATTTTGAAATGCCGGGTTAAAGTATTCAGTAAGGTCGATATCTTGTTGTGTTTGTGTATCGATCTGTTTGGATAATAGATAGTTTGTTTTTTGATCGACTAGATCGTCGAATAAGTTATTAATGATCTTATTATTCGGGATGATACCGGATGCATCTTGCATTGTATCTTTAGCGGTATATACAAGATGTTTAGGTTCTTGTTGATTGCCTAAATAATATTGTCGTGAAAGAAGCATCTTACGTCGTTTTTTAGAGTACAGAAATTTCTCGTATTCGGCTTGTACGAATTGTTGTTCCGAGATACCTGTATTGCGACGTATAATGTCGATCCATTGTTCGGTAGTATTCATTGGATATCCTTTAGTTAATCGAATGAGAATATAGGTGTTTGTGTATTAATCTTCTCGGCGACGCCTGTTAGAGCATCGGGAGCATCGTCATGTAGGTTTTTACCCTCACGTTGATAAGATGTTATTGCTTTGTAGAAATCTGGGAATTTATTGTGCCAGTTGTATGGGAAGTAAATATGTTCCATAACCCATGTCGCATTAGATAAGATACGGGATTGTTTATTCTTTGATTGATGGAACGGTATTATTGTTGTGTAATTAGTATTATGTATATCTGTTAAATAATGGGAAATTTGACGTGAGAACCCTCGGCCGCCGTTGTTCGATTCGATGTACGCTTCATTAACTTTATAATCGAACAAATGTTTTGCGACTAAGGGCTCTGTTATCTCCATCGGTTCGTTAGTGTATATAACGTCGAGGATATACGCTTCTTTTTGTCGGATGCCGTATATGATCGAACATAGATAGTCAGTACCCGTATCGGCTGTATCAGTGTACGACTGTATCTTCTCAAATTGCGGAAGAGTATCGTATGTCTTTAAGGACGAGTATAACTGTCCTTTAAGATCGATTGGTTCTTGCTGATAGTTCGCATAAAATATATCGGGCGATATTAATTTCTTCTTCTCTTCGTATGATTCACGGGAGAGTACTTCGTCACATAACATCGTTCCGTCGTCTTGTAGTGCTTTAAGCGATACGACCTCGGCATCGTCTTTAAAGTGATTAATAATACGACCAGCTAAATCATCGGAAGCCCAGCGTGTCATAATAATAATGATTTTTCCGCCTTCCTCTAAACGAGATAACATCGTGTTAGTGAACCATTCGAAGTGAGCTTGTTTAGTAAGTTGGTTATTAGCCTCGAGAGCATTCTTAATAACGTCGTCTATAATCATTAAGGAACACCCGAAACCAGTAGCAGTACCCGAAGGCGATGTAGCAAGATAAGACGAATATTGACCTTCGAGGCTCCACATATTCATAGCCGCATCACCTTGTTTAATCTTTACGTCGGGGAATACGTCGGAATAGACCGGTGTAAATGGATCGGCTTTATTGGTTTGAATAGCGTTTCGTACTGATTTAGCGAATTGTGTCGATAGTGTTTCGTTATAAGAACCAGTCATAATCTTTTGTGTCGGATCTTTACCTAGATACCATTCCGTAAACATAATAGCTGTTCTAGATTTACCTGTACGAGGTGGCATTGATACTATTAATACTTTTTTAGTAGATTGTGATACGAAATGTTGTAAGGTAGCTGTTAAATGAAGGAGATAAGGCCGCGATCTCTTATAAAAGTCTGGAGCCATTAATTCGCAATAATCGAAAAAATCTCGTCGAGCGAGTTCCAGCTTCGCCTGGTATTGGATATGTCGTTTTAGCTCTGGCGTCATTCTCATTTGGCTTGTCTTAGGAATTCGTATCACCTCCTTCGAGTGTTCGTATGTGTTCGTATAAATTCAGAAATACATATGGAGTATTAATCGGGTTTATTATCAATTAGGGATCGGAGTTCTTCTGTCGTAAGAGACTGAACCGGATTATTAATTGTCGTATCCATCTTGATACGTTGTTCATAAGCAGCATCCATCTTGTTTAAGATATCGAGAGCCTTAAGTTTGTCGTTGTATCTTACGTCGTCGCTATATATCCATTGAGTAAGTAAGTTACGACGTTCTTCTATTGTTGCTACCCTATGATCAGTAGTTTGTCTAAATCGTTGTTGTAATTCGGCTATATAAGCCTTACACGCAGGTTTATTAAGGTTCTCCAAGCCCATGTTATTAACGACCGATGGACTTGATTTTGAATAACCAGCTTTAATAACGGCTTCATTAATAACATTCCCGTTAGAAACATATTCTTCACAGAACCTGGCTTGTTTAGGAGTGAGTGTGTACCCATCTACAACGATTCTTCCACGGGAGTCTTGCGTTATAGCAATGGATCTCACCTCTTTCGTTGTTAAATTAGTTGTATGTATTAGTAAGTAGTTTATAACTACGAATATATGTTTGGTTGATAAGGCAAAAAAAAGAACCCTCGTTAGAGGGTATCTTTTTTCTACAGTAGTAAAAATTAATCAAAGATGTTAGAAAAGGACTAAAATTATGACATCTTCTTTAAGGGTATAAATAATAGGAGGTAAATTTTAAATGTTTTGTACCCTTCTAATATTATATTATGTGTATAAGGGGAAATTAGGGGAAGATGTTGTTATTATTATTATTAATAGTATTATTATTAAGATATATATAAGAAGCTATTAAAAATAAAAGAGGCGGTCGATTTATGTTCGGCCGCCTTTGTTGTTCTTAAGTTGTTGGTTCGTTAATATAACGACATGATCATCATAGGTAAGTACATCGTTAGTAGTACGAACAATATGATTAATAATAGTTCATTGTCCATTATGGTCTCCTATTGTAGTATGTGCTTTGTTAATTCAGCTAGAATGATACCGGCTATGCTGCCAACTAGCATCGATAAGAATATTGTTGTAGATAATCTCATTTATTGTCTCCATGCAATACTTCGCATACTTGTTTGAGGGCTTCTACATGAATGTATTTAATAGCCCTAAAGGTACATCCTCTATTCTGTGTATATGACTGTTCCCAGTTACTAGCAATTTGTACGAGAGGTATGTCGTTTAGGTAGTAGTTTGTTAAAAGTAACTTATAGCGGGCATCTGGTACCTTATTAATAGTATTGATGACTTCTTGTTGTATGGCGATATATTCTTTCTGAGAAGCTAATTCTTCTTGTTTGTATTTAGTTAGGAGTGATTGTAACTCGCTATCGTCGATGCGCGATATATCTTGTTGGTAGAGTTTAGTTAAGGCATTCGATTGTTTAAGGTTTGTCTTAGCATCTCTATATCGATATAAGTATTTACGAGCCAGGTTAGTATTATAGTAAGGACGTTCTTCGTTGAAGAGAGGTTGTTCTATGTAGTTGCTAGAATTATCTAATAGTTCTTTGATTAATGCTTTTTGTTGTTTAGTATATTTCATAATTAAGTCCTTTAGTATTTTATATATGTATAATAAGAGAGATGATTAAGTAAGCTATTAAGGAGAATAAGGCGATCACGGTGTACACGATCGCTTTTAAATAGAATGTCGATACGATGACGACACGATTATTCTCGTGGTCAATAAGGATATTAGGTTCTTCGTTCGGTTCTTGTCTTCTAATGTTGATTGTCATGGGATAGTGCCTTTCTTAATTTTTTGAGAGCTCTAGATTTAGCATCGGATACTAAGTTTAGTTTAAGATGTAAGCGTCTAGCTATTTGATGTATGGATAAGTTTTTGTAGTATAACAGTATAATAACTTCTCGTTCTCGGTCGCTTAAGCACGACATATCGATCGTAGGTTCAGTCATGTCATCGAGTACGTCGTCGAATGCTTTTGAGGCTTGTTTATCTTCGACGTGTTCAAGGATCGATACCTCTCCTTCTCCATCGTTGCAGTATCGATCTAATTCTTCGACTGAGAGCGTATTAAGTATCTCGATTACGTTGTGCTCCTTAATGTTTGTAATATCGGATATTGCTTCTGTTGTGATTGGTTTATTAAGTCGTTCGAGAAGTTCTTTAGCCTTGTTGATTTTCTTAAGCTTCTCGATAGCTGCTTGAGGTAAGCCTATTGTTTTATTTCGTCTAAGGTAATCGCATATCTGTCTAAAGATACCTCGACGCATATAGGTCGTAAAAGAAGCCTCGTGAGTATAATCATAGTTCTCGAAAGATTCGAGTACAGCAATCATACCTTCTTGAAATAAGTCCTCGATGTCGTCGACGTTCTTATATATGGAAGCGATACTAATGATTTGTTTACATTGATTAAGTACTAAGTCTTCTTTAATTTGTTTCTTACGTCTTAAAGAAGGTGTTTCGTGGTATTCTTTGAAGAGAGCTTTCTCTTCGTCTTTAGTAAGGTATTCTGTTGTCGGTACAAGATAAGATAGTTTCATGTGTGTTTTAGAGTCCTTTGTGTTATGTTATGTAATAAATAAAGCTGTTAAGAATGATGAATGGCGGCCATCCGCGCAAATAAAAAGGCGCCGGAGTATGTAAAGCTCTCGGCGCCCGGTCCAGTGTATAAAATTGTCTTCGCTTGTTCGCCGTTCATTGGTATATTACTCACCGTATGATGGCGTTAAACGATATCTAAGATGAATTTTTAATGAAGTTTCATCTTAATATATGTTATAGAAGTTTGTCGTTACCCGAAATCCTCTCTTATCGGCTAAGACATTAACTTCTTTATTGTCTTTATCTATATAATAAAACTGATATTGCGTCTCTTGTCGTCCATTCAGTCCTCTCGGATGATAAACCTTAACATCGAGGTTTTTATGCTCGATCTTTTTAATTGTTAGCAATTTGTCGATAGCTCGTATTGGCGTACATCCATTAAACTTACAAGCCATAAAAAGCTCTTCAAAATCTTTGTCGGTAAGTTCAAAAATTTTACTCATATTAATATCTATAAATGTATAATCATTGATTTTATTGTTTAAGCCGTTGTTTCTTCTGATTTATCGTCAGTATTACCTTCTGGACCTTCAAGCGTTACTCCCCCTGGAAAAATTCCAGTAGTCATACCATAGGTAATTCTACCAGAATAAAGAGTAAAATCTATTACATAATAAATTTGTTTGCAAATCTCTGTATTTATGATAACAACTCGACATGTCCGAATACTGTCGTCTTGATATTTTTGAATATTCTCGCCTTGATCTTCCGTTTCTTCAATTCTTGCACAATAAACCTTTAGTTTTGGAGAAACCTTACTAAGAAGTCTTTCACAAAATTCTTTAACTTGAGTTTTGCCCATCAAGTGATAATAAAAGCGATCTATATTATATTGATTAAGAAATCTTCTTCCTATTAAATTATAAATAGACGATGTATGTTTTAATTCGTCGCTGTTGAGTGTAATTGTTCTTTCTTCCATAGTGTTAGTCCTTACTATTTATATATAAAGTTACTAAATTATTTTATTTAAAAGTAGCTGTCGACACGGCGATCAAACTATTTTCACCATACGTTTTTGAAGCTTGATATTGATATTTACCGTCTTCTATAATCGCAAACCATGCTCCAATAACATCATGCTCACCTACTACGGTAAACGTATCGATTACGTTAAGAGGTTTTAAGTTATTTTGCAGTTCGCTTTTAAAATCGGCTTCAATCTCTGACTTTGTTCTAGTGTCATTTTCTTTGTATGTTGACTCAGCATTAAGTAGCACGTCAGTTATTTTTCTTCGACAATTATTAATGTATGTTAATTCTTTATTGTCCATTGGATTAATGTACCTCATCTATATTAATTTCAAAACCTAAACGATTATAATAAACGCCAGCTTTATATATTTTTCCTTCTGGATCTATTAGCTTAAGATATGCAGCATGATTTTCATCGCATTCATATGGTGACTCAATAATGGCCGTGTGTATAATATTAAACTCTTTAGGTAAGCATTCTTTTATCCTACTAGTAAATGATTGATGTAAATCGATTGGTGATCTTAGGCGTCCTACAACACTAAAATCAGTTAATATTTTAAAAAGCGTTTCTTTTATAAGTTCTTTATTATTCATTATCGTTATTCTCCATAAGACAGTCTTCTGGTAACTCACCTTCTTTAATAAGGTATCTAACACATTCGATATATTGTCGCTCAGCAAATAATGGTTTTAATACGTTATTAAACTCCACCAATGTTTTTCGACAAATTTTTCCATAATATGCTCCATTATTATAGATAGGATTTATAATAAAATAAGCGTTATCGCCGCGGCCTTTTTGACGGATAATATCAGCCTTTTTTGCAGCTCTTATGAATAACGTAGCTTGTGTTTCAGATAAAGCATAGTTTCCAGTTCCAAGAAGACGTTTTAATTGTTTTGTATTAAGCTTAATATTGCGACCGTTCCTTATACCGATAATATGATTTTCTTCATTTACATGAAGAGCTAATACTCTAAGAGCACATTCAAATGTCGCAAAGTTAGTTTGATTTTTACCTTGTTTTTTAGAGTCTTCTCTACAAATTTCTACAAAACGTTGGATTAAATCTTCTTTAATAAGTCCAAATATAGTAGTTCTTATATTTAAATTATTAAGATTAGCAAATTTACCATTCTTATTAAAAAGCTCAATGCCGCCCATTGATTTACCTTTATAATAATATTTTATACGACCGTCAGACTGTGGCATTTTTTCTAAAATAAGATTATTGTCATAATCGAATTTAACACCGTCCTTATTAAAACCATCATCATCGTCTATTTTTTGATCGTCTAAACCAGGTACTGGTTCATTTTTTGCAAGTTCGTCAAATAGTTCAAAACCTTTATTTAGTGCCATAACTGTTGTCCTTTTCTTATTAAAAATCGTTGGTTTAAGATATACCCTATGGGTTATTTAATAATTGTTAAAACCACCCATGGGGGGTATTATTGTTTTTCTTCAAAACAACATATAAAATCTAATGTTTTTGATATTTTTTGGGTTAATTTTTGGTGCCTGGCTCTTTTTAAGATTATTATAGAGTGTCCACCACTTTTCTTTTAAATTAATTTAGCGTGTTAATGCTCTTTGTCAATTAGTTTTTACTGTTCTAAATTTTCTTATGCAAATGCATAAAGTTATGATTTTTTTATTATGCATTTGCATAAGGTGCCCAACGTGAGAAAAGCTTGATTTTAACTGGGCTTTTAGTGAATTTTCGTGTTTAGACCTTATAAGTATACTAAAGAGATATTTTCGACTCAGTTGGTTTTTAATGTTCAAGATGCTTTTACTATTCTAAATACATTATATCAAATAATATCGTCATATACAAGTCGCCAACAGTATAAATTTTGTTAATTTTATGAATTATGTCCATCGGCATTCTTGACGCTTGAGTGTGACGATCACTGTAGAATGATTATGAAGTGAGCATCGCGAACGAATATATCATTCGGAAGTGTTTTTACTTCTCGTACATATATTACTCACAGAAAAATAAAGTTAACGTTATTTGTCAAAAAAATTTTTTAGCAGTAAAAAAATATTCTTGTTGGATAAGAATGAAACTGACGATGCGAACGTAGTGAGCGAGGTAGTTTCATTACGGGGAGCGTAGCGACCTCTACTCCATATTGATATTTAAACTATGGTTAATACTATGCTGCATGAGTTTAAATAACGGAATATTTTCACTGTCAATATAATATTACCTACCAGAGAACGCCCCCTGTGATGATGTTGTGTATATAATTTTGGCATATTAAAAGCAATGGCTGCTGGTATATATATGTGTTTTAGGTTTTTACACAAAAAAAGTATTTAGATATCTAATATTTATTGTCATGACTTTTAGGTATTAATATAGCTTGCTACATGAAATATATATACTGTTTATACTAACTATATTAGGAGCATCGGGGGAAATTATGGGAAGATGTTATTTAAAGCTATAAATATCGTATTATGGGCAGCTGTTAGGAGTTAAAAATAAAGTTGATGTAAAGAATGTTTATTGTTGAAGATGTAGCTGGCTGAAGAGATGTGTTTAAGTAATTTCTTTGATTAAGGTTGTGTAAATGTCTTTAGAGGCTATTAATGAAAGGTATATGATTGAGAAGAGATCGCCGGCGCTCTTAACGGTATTAGGTTGTGAAATATCATCTATTGTTCCTTATCAGCCTTGACAGGTAGTGGCCCTTCTATTTAACTGAAATTGACTCTTGTAAGGTATTCTATGGCCAAAGACTACTATTGGAGCTTGATTAGTTGTTGTCATAGGATATAGTCTCTTGTCACTGCTGATAATAATGGAGAATATACATTAGATGGACAGAGGCGGCCATTTCTGTTTCTGTAGCATATCGTCAAAGGCCATGAGTCCTATACTCCAACAGAATAAAGGCCCTGGCAGCTTGTATATCGTTAAGGGCGGCCCGGACACAATACGTTATATGGACCAACGGCCGCTTTTTGATCATATACATCAAACAAATGTTCTATGCAAAGAAACATACCTAGCTCCCATAGCGGCCCCCTCTCAAACTCTTGTCATATGTACCCTTCTTAACAGCATTGAAACATCTCTTCAGCTCCAGCGTTTTAAAGTCACCAAAGTCAGATATATGCCGTAGCCAACAATAGCCAAATTTATCAATTATAGCCCCTCTGACAGCGTTTTAATATGGACCTGGTATAATCTATCCTCAAAGGCTAAAACTTCGCTTAGAGGCGATTTAAATGGATTAAGTCATTTTATCTAAGACAATAAGCCGCCCTTACACATATATCTACATCGCTACAATAGTTATAAAACTTCGCTATTCACGCTCTAAGGGCCGTCTTATGTCTTTAATATATAAATACTCCAGAAGCATACAAACCGGTCTTAGAGAGGCTTTAATTAATATTTCATACCTAGCCTAACAGAGAGGCCTAATAACTCGGTCTGACGACCTCGGCCCGCGCTTACTTCCTAACTACAAACTAAGGAATATATCCGATGCAAGAATAGCCGTAGAATTCATTTAAAGGCCCTATACGGAAGTTTTGATATTGGCCAGGTATAATTTATCCTAAGCTATATTTTTAATCGGTATAGGCGATCGATATATATTTATACATTCTTGCAGTACCAACTTATTTTAGGGCAAAAAAATACCCCCTACCCAGTCTCCCGGGTAGAGGATAATTCTTATTGTTATAGAGCTTTTATGTCGGCCATTTCCGACGTTCTGCACATAGCCATAAGATTGTTTGGATTCAATGGATCGCTTAATGTGCCATACACATCTCCATATAGTTTCTTACCATCTTTAACAGTTTTAGCCTTCGGACTACCTTTAAGTAATCGTACGCCGGATGCAAATCCTAAGACCATCATAACAGCCGCCATGTCTAAGCTAAAGCCCATGCTTTGATAACGTCTTAGGTCCTGGTTGCACATACTATAATTAGTTAAGCCGTGTTTTTCGACAAGTTCGACTAACGTCATTTCAGAACCGAACCAGTTAATTTTTACATTTGATTTCATGTTGCGTTGTTGAGTGTTTCTATCGGCCCATCGACAGTTGTCTGGGTAATAACCTTTCTCGCCGTCGATACGATCGATTGTAAGGCCTTCCTCGTATGTATCGTACATGTCGCTCATGAAGTTCTCAAATACGTCCCATCTTGGATCATAGCCCTTCGCATGGTACTTTTCATATTGAGGCTGAGAAGGATTATTACATCTATTCTTCATTTGCTTCCACTGATGGTAAAACTTAGTATTACTCATACCGTGAGATAAGGACTTAGCAGTCGATTTAACGTGACGGTTAGTTTTCTTTTGGTAACTGTTAGCCGCTGTATCTCTGCCGCCTGTTAGCTCATGAGTATTCTTCTTACTAATAGCACCGGTCTCATTGTTTTTTACAGTCCATACATGTCCTTGGCCTTTAACATATTCTCTATTAAGAATAGTGTACAATGTTGTTTTTGCTTGAATTCTTTGTTGTAATGTCATAATGTTAATCCTTTTAATTTAACTAAAAACTTTTAACCGCTTAATTGCGATTTCAATAGGATATTACTCATCTTTGTCATGGAGTTATCAATTAATAGCTATATTATTTATGCATAGCTAAGAGTTATTTAACCCATTGACGGCTAACCTTTGTTATGAGAAACTCTCGGAAAGCCTCGATATTGACGTTTTTCTTTCTATGACTAAAAGAGATAACGTTGTCTTTAAAATCTGGATCCGTCTCCATTTGATGTACTAACTCAGTAGCTTTTGTCCTACCAATAGCAAAAATCTTAGCTAAGTCAGTTACACTCGCATATTGTTGTGTCATGGTGCACCTACAATACACTAACACTGATTTACAATTCATCTACAATAATCATACACGAACATATACGAACAGTCAATACATGTCATTGACTTTAATTTATATCTGAATTATACTATAGTTAGGAGGACTATTAATATGCCTAAATTAATTAAATTAGAAAACCTTAGAAAACAGAACAAGTTAAGCCATCAAGCATTGGCTGACGGTGTACAAGATTATTTGCGTAAGAAGTTGTTAGATAGCGGGAAAGGTATCACGCCTCTCGATCTTAAGAAGGCTTCTTATAAACGTACTACCTACACTATGCTCGAGAATGGCTACGTTAAAACAGTATCCGACGATTTAATCGAAGCATTGGCCTATGTACTACATACCGACTTCGATACCGTTAAAGATGCTTGTACGTTAGTTGTCGATAACCGTGAACGTGATGAGTTAATTAACGATATTAATATTATTTTAAGTCATATGACGGAGGAACAGTTGACGGCCCTCTTAAATATGCTTTCATTATTTAAACGCCAATAAGGAGTATTATTATATATGTATATTGATGAGCGGAAGCAAAAAAACGGTACTATCTCCTATCGCTATGGCGAGAACTATAAGGATCCACTAACCGGCAAAAATAAACGAGTTAGTTTTACATCGTCTAAAAATACCAAAGCAGTTCAGAAAGAGATGCAACGTATCCTCAACGACAGAATTAACGAGATCCTAACCAACAGTGTTAGCAATAAAACTCTTACGATTAAGGATTTAGTCGATGAGTATGTGACCATCGATAAGGGCCTACGTAAGGTTACGACACAGCAGAATATCGAAAACCATGCCAAAGCACTTTTAAGATGGATTGATGGCGATATTTTAGTCGTTAATTTAAAGGCTATCTACATCCAAAGAATGTTAAATAAGTGTCTTCTAAAGAAGAGCTATAATTATGTTAAACGCGTCTATTCTGTACTAAAGCAAGTTTTAAAATATGGTAAGCGTATGGGCTACATCAACGATATATCTTATTTAGAAGATATCATCCTTAAGCGCCCTCCTCGTACTGCTGAGGAAATCACTAAAGCCCGTGAGAAGTTCCTTACTAAAGATGAATTAAAGACATTTTTAACGGCTCTTGCTAAAAAGAATCAACGAGTAGCCCTACTATTCGAATTCCAGGCATTAACTGGACTACGTATTGGTGAGTTACGAGCATTGCGTGTTAAAGATTATAACTCTAAAAATGAATATATTGACGTCAATGCGACATTAAGTGATAAGGGCCTACGTCTACCACCTAAGAATGAATACTCGGCCCGTAGAGTGCATTTAAATAAACGAGCTCGACATATTTTATCGACATTCATTCAGTTAAACCATAGCCGTAAGAAGATTATGCAGCATTATAAAAACGACAATAATTATATCTTCGTAACGGATGGCGGCGTACCTTATGATAGTCATTATTTAAATAAAATTCTTAAATCGGTACCGTTTAATAAGACGATTACGACGCACACATTCCGTCACACTCATATATCATTATTAGCCGAGAAACAAACACCGTTAAAGACGATTATGGCTCGTGTCGGTCATAATGAACCTAAGACCACCCTATCAATTTATACACACGTAACGGATGCGATGAAAGAACAAGAAAAACAGATACTCGATTCGATCGATATTATGGCATAATTAGGCCGGCATTATTGCCGGTCTTTTTTTATTAAGTATCCTTTATTTAACTACTTTTAGGGCATTTTTAAAAAAGTGTCTCGTGGTGAAACGGTGGTGAAATTATGGTGAAATTTTAGGCGAACAAATGCGTATTTTAGCGATCATATACGAACACTAAAAAAAGCTAGAAGATTAGGTAACTACTGCATTTATACAGTAATCACGCCTCTTCTAGCTTTAGCTTAAATATTGGTGGAGATGAGGGGAGTCGAACCCCTGTCCAAAAGTGTTGCCATATAGACTTC